GTCCTTGGTCGCCTTGGTCCACTCCTCGCCGTCCTCAGCGGACAGCGCATCGCTGAACCCGGCCGTGGCGAGCCGCAGCGTGCCGACCGCAGCGGCGCCAGCGAGCGCCACCGCAGGGAGCACGGCGAGCGTCCCGGACATCGTGCCCAGCGTCGACACGGCCCCGGCCGCGGTCTGGAGCCCGCCCACGGCGGAGGTGAGGTTGACGAGCGCCTTCGCGGAGCCGGTGGCGAAGTTCTCCAGCGACTTCCGCGTGTTGGCCGCGGCGGTCGCCTCCTCCTTCTCGGCGGCCTTGCGGACGCGCTCCAGTTCGCGCTTGGCCTGCGCCGCCGCCGCGGCGAGCCCGGCGGCCGTGCCGTCGAACTTCACCCGGACGGTGCGCTCCGTCGTGCTCTTCGCCGCCATCAGTCCACCGCCCACTTCCGGACGATCTCGTCAGCACCGGCGAGCCACCGGGCACCGATCTCGTCCTCGTTCGCCTGCACGGTGGAGAAAAACCAGTAGCCGGTGGGGTTGAACGGCCGGTACTGCTTCAGCGAGTGCGACCCGAACTCGCTGCCGAACAGGACCTTGAACGCGGGCACCTTGTTGCTGCCCACGCGGCGGGCGCCGCCGGCCGCGATGGCAGGGACTCGGTCCCGCATGGCGCGGATGGTCGGAGCCATCAGCGCGGACTGGCCCGAGTCGCCCTCGGCCGCAGTGCGAACCGTCTCGGCGAGGGCTTCCGCGATGGCGAGACTCGCCGCGCGCAGCTCGACCGTGGCGTCCTTCGGCAGGTGCGCGAACGCCTTGATCGTCTCCCTCAGCCCATCGATCCGAACCCGGACGACCAGTCCACCCTTGGCCATCGCGCACCCCCTCTCAGCCGCTCATCTGCCGTTCGCTGCTCGGCGGGGCGTCGGACTCGTCGAGCACGTCCCACGCCGTCGCTATGACCCGCTGGTCTTCCAGCGCCCACTCCCGGACCGGGATGCCGGTGCGGAGCGCCAGCACCACCAGGGACCGGCTCAGGGAGCCGTCCGGGTAGGGTCCGCGGCCTCGTCCTCCTCGTCCTTCGAGCCAAGCTCGACGGTCGCGGTCTTCTCGAACTCGGACAGCGTCCCGGTGAACAGACCCTCGCGACGTGACGCGAGGTGCGCCAGGACGTACACGTCGGCCATGTGGACGGTGCCGCGCACGAGGTTCGAGTAGACGCGGCCCTTGCCGCTCTTCTCCCACGCGAGGACGTCGCGGGACTCGGCGGTGACGCTGTAGGGGTCGCCGTCATCGGGACGGACGGTGAAGTCGTACACGGGTCAGGCTCCGATCTTGACGACGGCGCGCGTCACGGACGTGACGGCGGAGTAGTCGACGAGCACGCGGCCCGCGCCGACCACGGCGTCCGCGGCCTGCTTGAACACGCCGGGGAACGGGCCGATGCGCCGGTTCCCGGCGGCCGGGACGGTGACGGCCAGGTCCTCCACGGGCAGGCCCTCCACGGTGCCCGCGGTCTGCACGGTCACCGTGATCGGCGAGCCGGAGCCGTTGAGGACTTCGAGGAACACGGCCCCGGCGTCGATGATGTCGCCGTCGACGGGCGGGGCGGTCATGGCCGTGTTGAGCCCGGCGCGGGTGATGCTCTGCGTGGTGACGCTCGTGCGAGCCATCGGGGGATCTCCTTACGGGACGGCCGGAGCCGGGAGGTAGCCGACCGGGATGTCGGTGATGGCCGCCGTGGGGTCGTCGGCCGGGTCGAGGTCGTCCCGCGTCTCCGGGGTGAGCTCGTCGGCGGGCACCTGGCGGACCTGCGGGGTGTTGTCGTTGGCGACGTCGCCGACGGTGTCGGTGTCCTTGGGGTCGCGCTGCGCGCGTCGGTTGCTGCTCATGGCCGCGAGTACTCCGGGACACCGATCACTTCGAGGGTGATCTCGAACGTCTCGGTCTCGCGGGCGGTGCCGGCCACGTCGGGCTTCTTCAGCAGCACCTCACCGGTCCACCGCACGTGCTCGCCCGTGATGTCGGGGTGGTGGTCGAGCTGGAACGCGACGGTCTCGCCGCCGTGCAGCATCAGGTAGTCGTTGATGCCACCGGCGGTCCAGTCGGAGAAGAACGTCAGGGACAGCGTCCAGGTCTCGTCGACCTCTTCGCGGCTCTCGCCGTCGGGGCACAGCGAGTAGAGCTTTTCCGGCTCGTCGCTGGTGTTGGCCATGTTCCAGGCGGAGAGCTGGCACTGGTACTCGGTCCCGCCGAGGTCCAGCACGATCTGCTTGATCTTGCGGTGGTGCAGGGACACGGTCCCTCCTTCACAGGTCGATGGAGACGGTGATCTCGTACGCGGGGAGGTCCGTCGCGCCGGTCGGGAACAGCCCCGGATGGGCGCGCTTCACGGCGGCGCCCACCACGTGCTCGTCGATGGCCGCGGCCACCAGCGGCGTGAAGTGGTAGAGCTGTTCGAGCGCGCGTTCTCCGGCCTCCACGACCACGTAGACCACCGCGTCGGCCCCGGTGGGCGGTCGGCAGAGGTGTTCCCACGTCAGGCCGGGCGGTCCGATGACCACGGCGGGCGGTGCCACGTCGACACCCATCCGGTCGTAGCACCGGATGCCCTCCACGGTCCTCACAGCGTCCGAAATGGACTGCACCACGTCCAGGATCTTGTTGTCGCTCATGCGAAGTACGCCTTCCGGAATCGGCCGATGCCGAGAAGACGATCGATGTCCGTGTCGAATGACGGGACGCGGGACGAGCCGGTCTCGCCGCCGACGATCAGCGCGTCCGGCGAGCGGCGTCGCGCGAACCAGCGCGCGGCGAGCCGGTAGGTGCCGAGGACGAGATCGGCCGGCACGGGGGGCAGACCGGACAGGCCGTCGCCGGGGTAGTCGAACTCCGGGCGCACCCGCTCGACGAACGCCTTCGCCGCGTCCAGGTGGACGATCAGCACGGCGTCGTCACGGGTGTCGCTCGGGTCGATGCCCTTGTCGGCCTTCAGCCCGGCCAGGTCTGCCCACGCCATCAGGAAGCCGCCGTGATCTGGGCCCGCTTCACCGACGTACCGGCGTAGCGGACGATGACGCCGGTGTAAGCCCAGATGCCGAGGATGATCGACTCCGGTCCCTTCGGCTCCTCGTAGCGGAACCGCATCACCGGCGACTCGAACAGGATCACGTCCGACGCGCGGAGGGCGTAGACGCTCTCCGGGTACGTCGAGGCGAACCCGTCGGTCGCGACGAACGGAACCGACTCGATTTCGCCGTCGGACTCGACGGAGCCGACACCGGAGACGTTCATCGGGCCAGCGGCGCCGTAGGGGATGATCGGGCGGCCGGTGGAGTCCTTCAGCTTCTTGAACTTGCCCCAGCGCCGGACGGTGCCGGTCTGGAGCGTGGCCGGCAGCTTGCGGCCCTCGCGCACGGCGAGCTGAAGGTCGATCATGGCGTCGATCGCGGGCATCGCCGGAGCGGTGCCGGTGAACAGCGCCTCGGTGGCGAACGTGGTCACTGCGGTGCCTGCGGCAGCGGCGATGGCGGCGCACACCTTCGCCTCCACCTTCGAGTTGAACGCGGCCATCAGGTCGCCGTAGATCAGAATGTCGATGGCCGGGCTCGTCGAGTCGAGCGTCTGCCGGGACACGGTCTGCTTGCCGGTGGTCGGCTTCGGGGTGACCGTGTCCACGTCGGTGTCGTACAGGTCGGTGTCCACCAGCGGGTCGTTCTCCGCCGCCTGCTCGGTCACCGCGGCGTCAGTGCCCGCGGTCTGCTTCGGCAGGGTGATCGGACGCGGGTCGTCGAGCGGGATGCGGCGCACGGCGTTCGCGAGCCTGCGGCCCTGCCGCGCCAGCTCGGCGTACTCGGACGTGAGCCACTTCGGCGGGACGATGCCGGACCCGGCACCGGTGGTGTTCAGCGCCCGGTTGTGCTCGGCGAGACGCTTGATCGCGCTCTCGTCGCCGAGGTCCTTAGCGCGGTACAGGTCGCCGAAGAACGAGTTCTGCCCGCCCTCCTCGGCGCTCCGGTAGTGGCCGGGGTCGCGGTCCTGTGTGGTGGCCGCGCCGACGTTGCGCGTCTGCGCGTCGCCGTCACCGGCCACGGACGCGGCGGTCTCGGACACCTTGCGATTGCGGACCTCGATCGCGGTCAGGCTCTCGATCTGCTCGTAGAGCGCCTTCGCGGTGTCGCCCTGCTCGGTGACGGAGCGCAGCTCGTCGGGGGTGAGGTCGCGGTCCTCGTCGGCGGCGCGGGTCTGAAGACCCTCGATCGACGTGCGCAGCGAGTCGTACTTCTCGCGCAGCTTGACCAGGTAGGGATTGGACACGGGTTGTCCCCTCGTGCTCGCGGATTCGTGGGCTGCGAGTGACGAGGGGTGCCGAGTCGCGGTGTCCGGGGGTGCCGCACGAGTGCGGGGTGTCCGGCGCGGCACGGGGTGCCTGTATCGCCTACAGACTAGCTCACCGGCAGGTGCGCCGGGAGTCCTGCCAGGACAGCGCGCGCCGCGGCCAGTCCGGCGCGCTCGTCGGGCGCGGTGGCGGCGCTCCCGCCGCACGCGGCGCAGAGCGTCCCGCCGTGCCGTACGGCCTGCACGCGCGCGCCCTGGCCGTACGCGCCGGCCAGCACGACGGACACTTCTGCCAGGTGCGCCGTGCGCCGCTCAACCACGCCGTCCGGCCGGCGGCGCGACTGCCGCTCGGCGAACCCGATCGACAGCTCGTCGAGCGCGCCCGCCTTGACGAGCTCCAGCGTCTCGTCCCCGGCCTCGGTCGTCGCTACGCGCGCCTCCACGTAGAGGCCCTTCGCGTCGTCCCTCATCAGCTCCAGGCGGCCGATGAGCGTCCCGCCGAAGCGCAGGTGCTCGCGGGAGAACTTCACGCGGTGAGCGGCGCGCATCTGCGCCCGGAACGCGCCCGGCAGGAAGACCTCCGTCAGCGACTCGTTGATGCGCTGCGGCAAGTTGTAGGGCACGGCGATACCGGACACCGTCCGGCCGTCACCGTCGGATCGGACCTCCAGGTCCGGAGTCCACGAGCGGATGTGCGTCGCCTCGGTCACTGCTGGCCTCCCTCGGAGGGCTGACCCGGCGCGGAGGGCGCCGCCGGGAGCGGCTGGTCGTCGATGCCCTCGATGGGCGGCTTCTTCTCGATGGAACGGACCTCACTGCGCAGCAGCCACCCGGACGCGATGCCCGAGGCGTGCGCGGCGTAGCGAGCCAGCGTGTCCGGGCGGAGCAGTGCGTCCAGGGTGGCCTTGACGAAGTGCCGCGGCGGACTGATCAGGGTGAGCGCCTGCTCGAACCGGATCAGCATCCCGTTGAGGGAGAACTTCGCCAGGTTCAGCGCCTCCCCCTCCAGGTTGCTGTAGACCCGGCTCGCCTGCGCGGCGCCGAGCCACGACGGGTCCAGGCCGAAGATGAGCGCCAGCTCGTGCAGGCTGAACTGGCGGGACTCCAAGAGCTGCGCATCGCTGGGGTTCCAGGCGAGCGCCATGAACTCCGTCGTGGCGTTGAGCGCCGCCACCGAGCGCGTGGCCTGACTCTCCATCCACCCGCGCTTGACGCGCTTCATGTCGTCCTCGGTGGCGTCCGGATCGAGCACTCGCAGCACACCGGTGGGGATACC